GGCTTCGAACAGTATTACCGCGCCTATGAGCGTAACCCTGTCGCATATGCCGCCGTGCATAAGCTACTGGAATCGTGCTGGACGGATAAGCCGACGATTATCGACGGTAGTGAGAACAAGGAGTCAATGGAAACCACTGATTGGGAAAGGGCTGCAACCAAGTTACTGAGCAAGCACTGGGCGAAAATCAAAGATGCTGACCGCCGCAATCTTGTTGGCAGATATTCAGCGCTGCTCATCCAGTTTAAAGATGGGCGCGAATGGAAAGAGCCGGTGGACACCGCCGTTGTTTCCCGGTTGCGCGATAAGGCGATCGTCAAACTCATCCCTGCGTGGGAATCACAGATTAAGCCGGGCAACTTCGACACGGACACCATGTCGCAAACCTACGGTGAGCCGGTGAACTACCAGTTCAACGAGCAGCCAGTGGGTGATGATGGCAGTTACGGGCCCGTGCGCAGCGTTACTGTCCATCCCGACCGAGTCATCATCCTCTGCGAAGGCTCTGAAGATGAAAACATGCTTTCCGGCGTGCCATTCCTGCGCGCTGGCTATAACAAGCTACTGGACCTCGAAAAGATTTCCGGTGGTAGCGCAGAAGGTTTTCTGAAGAACGCCAGCCGCCAGTTGGGTATCAGCTTTGATGCTCAGACAGATATGGCGGCGATCGCCAAGATGGCAAAAGAAGCCGGTTACGAAAGCCTCGGCGAAGCAATGAACGACAAGATGATGAAGCTGAATCGCGGTACTGATTCGGCACTCGTCACACAGTCAGGTACAACATCAGTGCTGTCAGTAGCCGCTGCCGACCCCGCACCAAGCTGGACGGTCACGGCGAATGAGTTCTCATCATCAATTCAATGCCCGTTCACCATTCTCTTTGGACAGCAAACCGGACGCCTGGCATCTGATGAGGATAAAGCCGACTGGGCTAAGCGTTGCAATGGTCGCCGCTGGGGATTCCAGACGGCAGTGGTTCAAATGCTGCTGGAGCGGTTCTGGAATCTTGGTGTTATTGATTCTCCGGCATCAGGTGAAGTATCTCTGGCATGGTCTGACCTACTCGCACCAAGTGAGAAAGAGAAGATCGCCAACATGCAGGCAATGGCCGCAGTAGCGAAAGACACCCAGCAGGCATTCGGCACCCCAGCCGTTGACGAAAACGAGGTTCGGACAGTTGGCGAACTTGAACCTCGTAAAGCGCCAGCCACACCTGACCCTAACAAAAAATTAACCGATAAGGACCCGCTGACAGATGACGATGACAGCGCCGACCCGAATCGGGACACCAATCGTACCGCGCAATAAAAACGACCCCACGCAATCATCAACTCAGGTTGGCCGGATGTATCGTGATATCGAGTCACGCTATCTGGACATCAAACGGAATCTGCGCATTCTGTTTGACCAGCATCTGACCGGACGTGAACGCGCCGCTAACAGCGAGCCGGGTTACATATTTTGCAATAACGAAGATTCCCCCGCAACGCTCTATCAGGTCAACGCTGGCACCTATATATATGACATGACAGCGGCGCAACTTGCCGACCTGCTACAGCGCGTACAGTTGATTCTTGATGATGCTCTGCTCGACGGTGGCAGCCAGAACCTCTGGGCGCTGGAGTATGTCGCCGCAGAGTATGAGCGAGGCACTCAGCAGGCATTCACCAATCTGTCGGTGCAGTCGCCCATCTACGAGCAGCAGACGACGCTTCAGCAGCTACTCAGCTCAACTGCATACCAGAATCAGGTGGCAGCAGCATACGTATCGACGTATAGCGACTGGCTGCTTGAGTCCGATCGGGCGCGTGGCGACTTGGCTAATGTGATAGCCGATTCGATAGGTCGCGGCATCAATCCAAAAGAAACGGCACGCATCATCAGTCAGCGTCTCGACGTCTCAATGGCGCGAGCCAAAAACATGGCGCAGACAGAGCAGGTTGGCGCGTTGCGTAAGGCGCAATGGCAGGAAACGGATTGGGCGCGTGAACGGCTAGGACTGAATACCGCAGTGCTCTGGTTATCGGCGCTCAAGCCTACAACGCGATCGTGGCACGCAGCCCGGCATGGGAAAATCTACACCACCGAAGAGGTTGAAGCCTTCTACGCCGAGAATGGAAACCGCTATTACTGCTATTGCAGCCAGATACCGGTCATCTTGGATAATAGCGGTAAGGTGATTAACCAGGGGTTAATGGCTGATCTGACAGAAGAAAGAATAATTTTTAGCTCAACCAAGAATAATAATTTGTAAAACATCTTTCTAATATGGCTATTAGAAAATATTATCTATGAAAAATCTTAGAATGTTTTCTCATGGATAAAGAGCAATTAGAACAAATCAACGAACTGGCACTGGCTCTTACCCAAGAGCAACTTGATGTATTGGAACTCAAGATAACATTAGGTTTTTTGACCCCTGAACAATCGCTTATGGTTGAGCAAACAAGAGGTAAAGTATTGGATTGGATTGATTGGTTTCGGAATCATCACGATAAGCTTACCAATAAATTTACTTTATCTGTGTCATCTAAAGGCCGCCCTCCAATGACTATCGGGGCAGCTGTCTTTTCCTACGACATGAGTAATCATTATGTGAACATTCACATGGTTGAACATTTCAAAAAAGTTGCCTTCGAAGATCATCTCATTAAAAGAATGGGGTTCGTTGCCTTAAATGTTGCTTTCGTATTCGCAAAAACGGTAAAGGCGACTCATATTCGCGTAATCAATCCATTAAAAGACGCTGTTCCATACTATAAATACCTAAACTTTACACAGATTGACGAGTTTTGCTTGGAGGCACCTATCAAATTAATCCGAGATAAGCTTGACCATTTACGCACGATGGATGGGCAACATGATTACGAGTGGGAGGAAGAATAGTCTTCATGCAATAGTGGAATATTTTCGTGGGAGGAAGTAGACTGACGTAGTCGTCAATCGGAGGTCAATATGAGAACTGTTCAAGAAATCCTTGCTTCCATGAGCTCAGAGCTGCGCTGCAATGCGTTGAAAGCTGTGGATGAATCTCGTATTTTTGCCGCAACGCTAGCGCAGATCCCATCACCATCTGTATTAAATGGTAGTGTTTCTAAACCGCAAGTGCTTGCACGATATGGTGATGGTAACGCTTGACTTAACATTTCATCGAATTTTAAAGGTCGCTTAGGCGGCCTTTTTTATTGCCTACAACTCACCCATGAGGGCACAGCATGAAACGCAATCGCGTTAACGTGCTGTCCGTCGTCAACTCCGCATCCAACATCACAACTGAAATCATCAACGGCAGGCCACACATTGTGGTCCGTGGCGTCACGCCCATCGTTGACGACATCGTGATGAACGGCAAGTTGTATACGGCAGCAGAAATCGCAAAGGGCTACAAAACCCTTGAGCGCACACCAATGCCTTTAGGGCATCCAAAGGTTGATGGCAAACACGTCTCAGCCCGCGATGTTCAGGCGGTCAATGAATACCACGTAGGCGCATGGCTACAGGATGTAGAGCACAAGGATGGCAAGGTTTCTGGCGACATGTACGTTGATCGCCGCTATGCCGAATCAACCGAGAAAGGCCAGCGACTGGTCAATCGACTTGATGATATGGCCGCGCGTAAAAATGTAGAGCCAATCCACATTTCTACAGGGCTTCTTTACTCCGGCATCGCCGCTAATGGCGAGTCGAAGGGCAAGAAGTACCGCGAAATCGTCACCAACATGATGTTTGACCACGTAGCCAACCTGCTCGATGAACCGGGCGCCGGCACTCCAGAGGAAGGCGTGGGCATCTTTGTCAACTCCGATGGTTCAGAGCAGGAGCTGGAAGTGGTGAATCTGGCTGAAGCCGAGACTCCGGATCCTGATTTACCGCAAGACCCCGCACTTAAAACACTTTTCAACCAGCTAAAGGCGTTTTTCAGCGCCAACAGCAATTCCGTCAAAGAGGAAGCAAACCCGATGAAAGAACTCATCACCAATGCGCTGAAAGCGAAAGGCATCGACGTTGAAGGTAAGTCCGATGCTGAGCTGATGGACGCTTACAACCAGATGGCAGCTGATGACGCTAAAGCGAAAGCTGAAGCCGATGAAAAGGCCAAGAAAGAGAAAGAAGAAGCTGATAAGAAAGCCAAAGAGACGGCAACGAACAGCGAGCAGGCCCCGGCATGGTTCAAGCCATTTGCCGACAAACTGAACACCATTGAAAGCGGCCTGGCGGTTAATGCCGACAAAGAAAAGGGCGAAAAGCGTAATGCGGTGAAAGCGAAGTTTGGCTTGGACGATCTGGCCGTTAACGCCCTCGATGGTGCTGCGCTGGATGGCCTGTATGCACAGTGCCAGACCACTACCGGCCTTAACGGTTCTTTCCGTCAGGTCAACTCAGATAAAACCCTCAGCGAAATGCCGGAGTAAATGATGGCTAAAGATGGAAAGCATGTAATTCACGCGGGCGGTGTATTCCCTAATCCGCTCCTGAATCGTGAAGGTGCCGCGGCAGCAGCCACCAAGCCTGGCACTATCGGTTTCTTTGATGCGGGCAAATTCACTGCATCGGTTGATGGTAATGAAGAAGCGATTCTTTATGTCGCCAACTACGACTATCTGCGCTGCCTGACTGTTGATGACAGCATTCCGGCTGGCGAACTGGTCGTGGGTATCCAGCCAATGCATGGCATGTTCCTGAACGTACGCGCGGCGGCCGGCACCTACAAAAAAGGTCAGCCGCTTTCAATCGCTAATGGGCAGGTTAAAGCGCAAGCCGCTGACGAGTCCATTCGCTGCTTTGTAGAAGAAGACAAAGCCTATACCGCCGCTGCAGGTGACCTGCTGCGCGTTGTGATCAAGTAAGGAGCACCTGAATGTTTGTATTTTCCCGTTCCCTGGGCGAACGCACTGGAAACCTCGAGGTTAACCAGTATCAGTTTGCCGAACTGCAAATGGCGCGTAATGCGGGTGCTCAGGCTGCTGCCGATTTCCTCGGTCGCGTGCGTGGCATTCGTGAAGATGCCGGCCGTCTGGATGCCGTCAATGCTGTTGACGATATCCGCCGCCTTTACCGCGCCTTCGATACCACCGTTCTGGCTCAGTTCGAGCCAACCACCCAGTTCACCCTGCTGAATGACCTGATGCCGCTGTCTCGCTCAGTCCGCATTGAACAGTCACGCTACGATTACGCTCGTACCGGTGGCCGTGGCTGGGCGCATACATCCATGTCCGGTCAGATTGGCGCAGCGCTGGATGCTAAGAGCTACACCTTTGACGGCACCATGGTTCCGGTGCATGACTCAGGCTTCAAGTTCACCTGGCGTGACCCAATCTTCAACAGCCCGTCAGCACTTCAGTCTCAGGCTGATGCGCAAAGCGGCTCTGTTGAAGATGTGCAGCGTCAGTACGTTGACTACATGTTCAACGGCTTCCGCGATCCAGAAGGCAACTACGTTAAGTTTGACGGCCTGACCTGGAAAGGCCTGAAGGCAGACGAGCGCGTTGCTCAGGTAACTCTGACCTTTAACTTCGCAACCAGCACCGATCCGGTAGCTCTGCGCACCAATGCGATCGCCCTGCGTGATGTGGTCCGCGTGACCAACAGCCAGTACGCACCGCAGACGTGGTACGTGTCGGCAGAGATCATGTCGAACCTTGAACGTTACTTCGACGTGAACGCAACCCGTACCGTGATGGAAGAGATTCTGAAGCTGTCTGGTATTGCGGCCATCAAAGAAGATGCGCAGTTGTCAGGTAACGAAATCCTGATTGTGCCACTGACTGCAGGTGTCATTGCTCCGATCGTCGGACAGGCTATCGGCACCGTCGCCGACCCGCGCCCGTTCTACAACAGCGATTACATCTGGCGCACATGGGGTGCGATGGGCCTGATGGTTAAGCAGGACATCAACAACAAGTATTCCGTCATTCACGCTTCGAGCTAAGGAAAAATCATGGCACTCGTAAAGGTATTGGTTTCAAACCTCTTTGCCGGTGCCGGTTTCCAGAAACTGGAAGCCGGTCAGGTTTATGACGTAGAGGATTCGGTCGCTGAAAAGTGGCTCGCACAGGGTAAAGCAGAGAAAACCAGCGAGAAGAAAGGCGAGAAGCTGACCTTCGAAGTGGCTACGCCGTCTGCACCTGTAAGCACTGACACATCGGTACTGCAATCGAAGCTCGACGATGCGAATGCGAAGATTAAATCTCTGCAGGATGCAGCGGAGTCGAAAGAGAAAGAGCACGCAACTGCCCTGGAAGCAGAAACCAAGCGAGCTAACGAAGCTGAAGCAGCGCTGGCCGCATTAGCCAAAAAGGATAAGCAGCCATGATTCAAGGTTCGCAAAACCCAACCCAGTTTCGTGAAGAATGGGATAAACAAACAGAGGATAAGTAACCATGGCAGTGCAGATAACGGCGGCGCAGGTTAAACAGCAGTTATCTGCGCTGGGTTACTCCGTCCCGGACTTCATGATTGATGCCTACCTGTGCAAGTTAGGCAGTATCAGCATGTGCCTGGAGGCGGCTGGCTACGATGAATGCGATCTGATGCTGATTCAGGTGTACGCCGTGACGTTGATGGCTATCACCGCATACAGCCAGCGCATCAAATCACAGTCAGCGCCTTCAGGGGCGTCGCGGTCATTCGATTACAGCGGTGATGTGAAAACTATGCGCAACACTCTCGCCGCGCTGGATACGTCTGACTGTACGTCATCATTGCCGATTGATGTAGGCAGCAGCGTTGGGTTCTTTGACGTGGTTGGGGGCTGCTGATGTGGATTCCTGTATCGGAAAGGCTACCCAAGGCCTTCAGTCGGGTGTGGATTAAAACAGATACCGGCGCTCAGGCTACCGGATACGTTAGCGAGGCTGGCGAGTGGCGGATTAATTGCCCTCGCATCGCTGCTGAAAAGCCCACTGTAATCAGCTGGAGGGAATGACATGTCATCTTTAGCCAGTTGGTCATACACGGCCCAGGCGACCATCTGGAAGCCTTTAGGGCTGGATGAGTACGGCGATTCTCTTGGCTGGTCTGAACCGCTGGTGATTGCCTGCGACTATCAGGGCGGGCTGAGCAAGCGGCTAGGGGCGATAGGCGGCGAGAAGGTGGTCAAGAACACCATATGGACAGAGTACGCACTGGCAGAAACCGGTGATTACATCCTGATTGGTGCGTCAAGCAATCCTGACCCTATCGCCGCGGGCGCTGATGAGGTTATGCAGGCTATTCGTTATGCGGACACCTTTGAGCGGCTGGTTGATGATTATGCAATTCTGACGGGGGTCTGATATGGGAGTAAAGGTCCGCGGCATCCGCCAGGCTCAGCAGAATCTCAACGCACTGATTGGCGACATTCAGGGCAGGAAGGCTGTCAGGGCTATTCAGAGCGCATTAATCATCGGCTCATCACAGGCGGCGCTGTACACGCCTATCGACACGTCCACGCTCATCAACAGCCAGTATCGAGAGCTCGACATCAAAGGTGGTCGTTTAACCGGGCGCGTGGGCTACTCGGCTAACTATGCGGTTTATGTTCACGATCCGAATGTGCCGCAGACATTCAGAAGGGCGACAGCCCAGAAGGAGTTTTTGACCAAAGGCTTCGAGGATACTCGCGACCTCATCGACCGCACCATTAAAAAGGAGATGAGCTTGTGAATCCTCCGATGCATCAGCGCGTTAAAAATCTTCTTATCGGTGCCGACCTGACTTCCGGATACACGGTTCAGTCCCTCATCTGGACTGATACAGGTGACCTGAAGCAGCGGTTCATCGTGTTCCGGCCGAATGGTGGCACTCCGGTAGACAGAGATATCGGCTCTGACCATTACGTGCTTGTTGACCTGATCACCGGCAAGTCTGCAGGAGATTACGCAAAGTCAGAGTCTGACGTGCAGGCCATCATCGACTACGTGCAGCAAAACCCTATCAGCGACCCCTGCGTCGGCCAAATCACCAATATGGGTGGCATACCATCACCAATCCCCACGGCAGAGGG